AACATATATTCTATAATCAATTGGAGTATTGCTGGAATTAATCGCCCATTTAACAAACAAACGCCTATCAAAAGTTTTAGCTATTGAATCGTAACCTATCTTTATAGCTCCTGAAATATTCTTCGGATATTCATCGTAAACACTATTGTCAATATTATTTAATTTTAATTGACCAATAAAATATGTATCGCCAGTATTATAAAAATCCGTAGAAGTTAAACGATAAAAAAGCTTATCATTTCCATCGTTATTTATAAATACGCTTGAAGAAGCTGCTTGTCTAACTTGCCCTAAAACTTGAGAAAAATCAAATGAGGGACTACTTTCTAATGCTATATATTTAAGATAATCTCTATTAGATACATCATAATTTACAAATATTCCATTAGAAATAGTAGAAGAAACATCTGAAAAAGATGAAACAGGAAAATCCAACACAAAAATAGCTTCAGAAACTTTATTGTCATTGCTATAAGATTTAACTCTAACTCTTATATTTCTTAAATAATTAACATCACTATATATAGAACTCGACAAATAAGCTAAAACATCCGAACTTAAATCATAATAACAATAATTTAAATTATCATTCAATATTTTTATTACATTATTATCAACATCTAAAAGCTCGACTGAAAAATTAGAAAAATTAGGATTACTGAAATCTGAAACAAGATTAGTTAATGGGTCCAAAATCTGCCATTCTAATCTAGTGATTGGCAGATTGACCGATCCTTTAGCCATTACTATTAATGGAAAACTCAGATAATCAGGATCTTGATCAGGAGAAAAACTATAATCATTTTGATTATCAACGTTTACTAAAGATATATTCGATTTAAGATTTATGATCTTAAATGATTTATTGCTAATATTTTGCGCTTGAGTAAACATTTTATAAGAAATTATCGTTTTGACCTAAAGCATATGCTCGCATGAACTCAAAAGTCGAATCCGCTTCTAAATTAGGAACAACTATTGTAAAAACAGTTTTATCTCCAAGTTTCCAGCGAATGCTTATTTTTTTAGAATTTAAAATATATTCTATTAATAACCCTTTTATTAAATCTATATTATAATAATCTGATGCTACTTCCAAAATAGCAGCAACATTAACAGTTATTACACTAAATAAAGTTGCAATTTGAGCATCACTATAATCTATTCCAGAAAATATGTAATCATAGTGAGAATTAAAATCAAAAATTGTCTTTTTATTTAAAACTACACCATCATCTCCCTGAATATCTCCAGAAGTTAAATTATATAAGACATCAAAAGGTTGTTTAATTGTAGAGTTAGCAGTATTATTAGAATACAAAAGTTTACTAGAAAGATTATCTCTATTGTCTATGTAAGAGAATTTAGTTTTAACATACTCAGTCGCAGATATTTCAAATTCAACTGGATTATTCTCTTTTATGCCAAGTATTCTATATTGTTTACAATACAAAGAGTTTGTACTTGATGAATTTTGTTCATATATCCACAATGTAGACGGATTAATTGTGTAAGCGTTTTCTTGAGCATTGGTATCATCACCAGTTCCTGTTGTCTTTAATGTTACTTTTGTTCTAAAACTTCCATCTAAACCAACTGTTAAAACTTTATATTTATAAATATATGTTGAATTTAATTGATTTATTTGATTTTCAGTTACTCCATTTTGCTGCAAAGATTTAGCATTTAATTCATTAATAGATAAACTTTTCTTTGGTACTATAAAACTTAAAACATCGTTTACTTTTATAAAATCATATTTACTATCTAATACTATATCATCGCCATCAATTTTTACAACTCTTCCGCCATAACGATTTGTCAATTTTAATGCATCACTAATTGTTATTATATTTCCTGGAGCCAACAATAAACATTCAGGACCAGCTTGAAAAGTTACTAATTCTTGTTCAATTTGATTAGTGACTAAAAACCATTCGCCAGTTCTTTTTGCTTGTGATTTAGAGGTTACTCCAAATCCTAAAATATCTTTTTCAACATAACCATATTTTTTAATATTGATTTGGTCTTCAACGTATACGGTTTTATCTTTAAATCCATCAGAAGCATCTGAATATATAACTTTAGCTACTGTATATCGCGTGTCTTTAGAAGATCCAGAATAATTAAATACTCCATTTTTAATATTAGAATTGTTAAAAATATAAGAAGAACCTTTTGGTGAATCGTTATCAAATTGAATATAATTATTTGACCAATAGATAATTCCTTTAAAAATAGAACTTATATTATTAATTAAATTTATCGCATCTGTTTCAGATTTTAAATAAATATTTGAAGTAAATCTTGGCTCAACCAAGTCTAAAAATGTGTCAAATTTTTGAGCGGCAGATCCAGAACTTGCAATATAATTACTTATTTCATCATCAGAAAAAACTTTTTGAGAAAAAACATAATTTTTAAACTCTGTTATTTTAGACTGGTTATCATTTAATATTTCAGCGTATAAAACATTTAAAGCTTCTGTAGAAGTTTTAACACCTTTTTCTAATAAATATGTTTTAACAGAAGCGAATTGAGAACAAATCTTATGCAATCCAAACGGATTGAATAAACGCAACTCTACCGCTGTAGGAGTAATACGAAAACTTAGAATTCTTTTTTTAAAACATTTATTAATAATAGATGCCTGGCCGTCTTCATCTATTTCATTAAATTGCAAATTAAAAATTTGTAATTCTTGACCAGTTTGAAACATTTCTGGAGTTATAACAGTTCCAGATGGTATTGTTAATGTTATATAATCATTAGTATTATAAGCTCCTATATTTAATATTTTTAATGCTGGAAATTTAGAATTATTAAATGTAGGGACCATTTCATCGCAATATTTACCTATCTGATATATTGACCATTTATCCGCCAAACTCTCAGGAAAATTAAACTTTCCTAAACCATATCTGTTATTGGTGATAATATCATACAATATCCATGCTGGATTATCAGTCCATCTTAATAACGGATCGAATTCTCCGCTCCATATGTCTGCATATTGTTTAGCATCAGAATCATAATTTTCCGGTACTTTTACTTGCAATAGTTTTAAATTGTATTGACGACTTGGTAAACCACCAAATCCTCTTGAATCAACTCCTGTTATAAAATAAGCAGAATTTGGATATTTAAAATTAGCGTTTACTATTTCTGTTATATTTGAAACTGCAATACTAGAAACTGTTTTTGTATCTGTTATTTCTGGAGCGTTAATAAAACTAAATACTTTAACATAAGGAATTAAATTTTTATTAAAATCACTTACATCTAATACGATGTCAAATTGATAAGGCGAAGAAGCTATACCCCTTACAACATGGTAAATATAAATATTCTGATCTGGATTCTGTTTATAACCTAATTTAATTCCAAAATGCGCTTTATTATAGAACATGCTGCCATCACCACCTACATAAAAAAGACTATTAATTTTTAAAGTTAATACTATAAAATCAGCATTTACATCTTTTATTTCATGATAAACACCAAAACATTCTTCAAATATTAAATCACTAAACCCCGAAATATTAAAAGTTTCCTTTTCATCAGAATTAGGCGGCTTTACATAAGAAATACTTGATCCATCTTGTAAACATAAATACGTGCTATGAATATTAGATCTTGCATCTTGATAAACCCCTTCTCTAGTAACGGGGAAAACATTTTTATTTTTTATTAAATTATATAAGCTTTTATTATAGCTAAACATAACTCCAGGACTAGAATAAGAAAATAATGATTTTTGTCTGTTTATTGGAATAGCTGTTTGAAATTCTGAACCCATTTTTCCATAAATTTCAATTCTGCTATAGTTATAAGTGTTATTTTTAGAATTTTTTACCGCATAATCATTTAGATATAAACCTTTTAAATTTTCATCATTATTTTCAGACTTATCAAATAAAACCAAATCATTACCTAAATCGTCTATCAAACCAAAAATTGGACCTTCACCTATTAAATCTTGTAAAAAAACTTTGCTGGCCGACTGTAATTTTTCTTGTTGTAGAATGAAAGGAGAAAAACTTTGATTTTTCAAGTAATGCTGTATTATTTTAGAGCCAGCAGAACCTGCATTTTTTGATAAAAAGTTATTTATTTGTTCATTAGAGAATTGAGGCGCAACAGTGGACGCGGAAGCATTATTTGCAATTTGTGTGGTAAGAAAACCCATAATAATTTTATTTTAATTTAATTTATTAGTAATTATTCCTGATGAAAACCCAGAACCTCCTCCAGCCGCTCCAGAATTTGTAGATATTTCTGCGCCATTTATATTTTTTACCAAATCGATATCAAAATTAATAGCAATACTGCTCACCAAACTAGAGCCAACTCTTAATTTGCCATATCCTATAGCTATAGGAGTATTTCTAGCTACACTATTTTCTTTACTTGTAAATATAAATGACGATGTCTTTACTTGCCTTGGGTCTTTAGGTGTTAAAAGTTTAGCTACTAAAAAACTAATACCAAAACTTATTAAAGAAACCACAAGAACACTTGCTATAGCAGCTATAACTACCGCTGCTGTTGATCCAGCAGCGGCAAGTCCAATAGCTGTTATCATGCTTGCCGTTATAAGTCCACTAAAAATAGTAACTGGAATTAATTCTATTATTTTTGAATTCTTAATGTAAAAATCTATATTTTTGAAATTATCTACTAATTTTCCATCAACAACGACGATAAAACCCGATGTGTTGTTTTTTAGAGTTTTAGCATATTTTTTTAATTTAGGAAAATTTGCAGACAAGCTATTCAATAAATCTTGAAAACAAGAAGCCTTCAGGTTAAATTTTGCGCATGCAAGCTTTCTCAAAAGGCCATGTAATAAAATTTGTTTCATTTTTTATATTTACACTTGAATAAGCTTTATTATTCAAACTATATATTATAATAGGAATATCATAATTTTTAATAAAAAATAAATCATCATCAGATGGTTTCAAAACATAAAGATGACTGTGGAACGATGCTAAAACGTTTTGCCCCTTCACCAAATCAATATAAAATTCATAAATCGGCAAATACCTATTACAATCATTTATTTGCGATGCATATGTTTTAATTGATCCGTCCTTATAAATTAAACCTCCACTTTCATATGGATAGTTTGATAAGCAATATGATTGAATAGTATTTAAGATTTTTTCAAACTGAATAGTCGAAAGGTCTTGTTCCAGGAAATCCACCATAAGGTAATCCTTTCGGATGATTATTCCATCTTAACTTACAACCAGTTAAATCTTTGGAGCAACTATCTTTAACCCAATATTCTTTTTCCGTTGTTGGGTTTTTTGCACCAGCAGGTAAAGAAGCTCCATGAACCTTTATGCAAACATAAAAAGAATAAGATATATTATCATCAGTTTTTTGCACTTTATCTCCAAAAAAATCATAATTTATCGAATCTATATATTTTATAAAATCTCCAGGATTATATTGCCCTGTTAATGGGTTATATTGTCTAAAAGTTATTTGAGTCAATCCATAACCAGAATTTGAATAAAAAGCAACGTTATTTTCATCAGCAACTGGTACTCCTTGATTAACTTTTCCGTTCCATAACTGAGCATTATTTTCTGTGATAGTTTGATTATTAACTTTTATTGTTTGACCTTCAGGCCAAGGAATTTTTCCATAATTGCATCCACAACCACGATAATTCCACGAACATAAATTATCAGAAATTTTTCTATTAGGAATTGTTTGATTTTCCACATCAATTGGGCTGCTCAAATCAAATTCAATAAAGTATTTATTTTCCTGGCGTTTTCTATTTACGATATAAGTTTCTTCATAAAAAGATTCGCCATAACCTTTAACATCATTTCTTTTAGCTCTATATCCGAAAAACGGATTTACATTAGCTGAAAAATTAGCATCATCTAAATTTCTAACAAATATTTTTATGCGTTTCATTTTTGAGTTTATCAAATCGTTTTTATTTTTTATATAATCAGTTATAAATCCATCTATATTAGCAATTTTAAAAGTTGGTCTATTTTGTTTTCCATCTGCTGAAAACTCAAAACCACTATACTCGATAGGCATTGCAACATATTGATTTCCTCTATAAACAAGATAATTATTAAAATTCTTTCCTGAATGAAATCTTACTATGCCTAAATTATTGTCCACGTATATTTCAAATAAATCTACAAAAGAATCTGGATCTAAATTTAGTAATGAATTTGTTGAGACGAGATCTGACATAATTATTATATGATTTTTTGAACTTTTCCAAAAATATTTGGTCTATCTGCTTGAGAATAATAAATTGGAGCATCAGTTTGTATTTCAGAAGTATCGAAAAAAGTTTTATTTTTATATTTTGATGTTAAATAATCGCAAATTATTCTTTGCGGTCTAGCCGTCGATAATCCAGCTATATTTTTATATACGAGAACTTCATATAATTTCATTGTGAAATATCGACGGTAAACGTTAACACTAGGATCTACTCTAAAAGACCCATTGCCAATTATAATTTCAACGTTACTACTATCTGTTACTATAGATCCAATAATAGAATCTTTAACAGATACTCTTGAATCACTGTAAGTTTTATTTCCATAGTATCCATTAAAATAAACTGGCTGGTTTGGATTACTTGTCGAATAAAAACCATTAAATAAAATAGAAAATTTATTTTTATTTATTAATTGAGATTTTCCAGCATATTGAGATCTTATGTAATCACGATTTGTGATTCTATTTGTAGCAAAAGATTTTCCGATAAACTCGACTCCGACATCAGAAAAAAGATCACGCATCCATTTCATTTCATTTCTACATTCTTGTATTAAATTGGTTTTTTCTTTTTTATATAATAATCTAAAACCTGGTTTATTTGTTGAACTAAAATAACTTTTAAAAGTATCGTTATTTTGAGCTTGTAATGCTGACGGTGTTCTTGTGTATGAAATACAATGGCTATTAGGAGTAATTAGATTATCGTTCCAACTCCAAACAGCATTAATAGTAACAAAAGATCCTAATAATATTTTAGATTTATTACTATCTTTTGGATATACAATATTATTAAAAGATAACAAAGTTCCAACATTACTTATTACCGTAGCTATAATAAAATTTGTTTCGATATTTGTATATTGAATTCTTATAATGTCTCCAGCAGCAAAAGATTTGCCTGATTCTATATTAATATTTCCAGATGTTGTAGTAAATGTTTTTTCTTCTGTAGTATAAGATAAATAACCATCATTCACATCTGTTTCTACTACGTAAACATTTAATAAATCTGTTAATGCCTCGCTTATAGATGGAGTTCCACTAGATGAATCTGATATAGTAGCCGTTAAGAATTTTGAACAATCTGCTCCATCGTTCATGTCTAAATAATATTTATTTAAGTTAAGTTCTGAATCAAGAACTGAAGATATTGTTGATACCCCATTAGTATTTACTGTAAAATCTTTTATAGCATTACCATTGTTATATACAGACGATGTTTCTGTTGATCCTGAAATCAATTTTGTGAATTGTAAATCATTAGATGATAAGTATATATTAATTCCAGAACTCGGATTTATATATCCAATGTTCACTTCTGATTTATTATTTGCATCTTGTTTTATTTTTAAAGCGTACCCACAATCATTTTCTGTTTTTATATTAATTTTATGAATTGTTTTATTAATTAAAGCGTCCCCACCATCACTTACAGAACCCTGACAAAACGAAACAATAGGCTTATAACTTTTTTCACCTAAATCTCCAGGTTTTCCACCTTCTAATTTTAATATTTGAGCAGTAGTCGGAAAATTATTGACAGTCTTAGTATCGATACTCGGCAATTCGTTTCCATAATAAGATGCTACATCGTTAAATTCATTAAATGGCATAATTAATTTCCTCCTCTTGTTGGATATTTATCTGCTTGATATTCTACTATTTCAAATAAAGTGTAATTAGTTGATGATTGTATTTTAGTTGCATCATTAACAAACGTCTTACCATTGTATACACCTGTTCCTTTGCCCATTCCTGCTCCAGCACCACCATACACCAAATAAGGTTTTGAACTTAAAGGGTTAAAAAAATCATACAAAATCGATGAACCTTTGTTTGCAGTATAATTTGCATTTTTATTATTTTCAACATTGTTAAAATAAGATATGAATGTACTTGTATCTTTATTTGTTGTTGTTGGGCATATTGATTTGTTAATAGTCGTATATTTATTATTATTAGAATCTACAATATCTAAATAATCTATATTATCACCTGCCGCTCCTCCTCCTGCAAATATAGAAGATTCATCTTTATTAATGTTAATAACACCACTACAATTAATATAAAAACCATTTCTACCTAAATAAGTAACATCTTTTGTTTTATCTCTTACTACGTTTCCACCTTTTCCAATAACTTTTGAATTATAAAAATTTAATGTCACACCAGAAGGCATTACCGAATAATCTCCAGTTATTATAAAAACTCCAGTGTCAAAACAATCATCCACTATATTAGGATTCAAAGGTCCATAATTGACGTTTTGAAAGTTTATATTTATACCGGAATACAAAGCAAAAGCCACTCCAAATCTGGCGTTATCTTCTAAAAATTGGTATAAATTAAAACAATTTTCATCAGGTCCAGATATTGTAAATTGTTCAACTTTTCCATCTATTCTTATAGATGGAGGATTTATATTAAAAGACTGCAAATTATTTAAAGTCAAACCACTTATTACTTGATTGTCAGTTATAGGAGAATTTAATTTATCAACTCCAGAAGCAAAAACATGATCTCCACTATTTTTTCCTAAATAATCATAATTATATCCACTTACTCTTACATAATAATCAACTCCTAATTTTAATCCCGTAAAATCCATCGAAAAAAACGAATCATTTGGAGACCCAATATCATATAATTCCGTAGAAAGATTTTCATTTACAGCTTTTGAAGAACCTGTAAAATAACCAACAGAAAAAGCTCCGCTTGTTGTTGTTAGTCTTCCTGAAAAATCTGTATAATAATAACCAGATTCTGGTATAGTAAATTGAGTTTTTAAACACAATTGATTTAAATCAAAATTATAATAAGGAGCAACAATACATTTTTTTAATCCGCTTAAAAATTTATCAGGAACGTTTTGGCCATCATCATAATAAAGACCAGAATATGTAAATAATAAATCAGTATCACTTATAATTCCTAAGTTTTCATTTTCCTGAGCTATAGCTCTTTGACCTGTATAATAAAAATTATTTACATACAAATCTTTTGTCGTTAACGGAATCTTACAAATTAAATCATATATAGCGTATCCGCCAGCGCCAGCAACCGTTTCCATTTCTAAGGAATTAACTAGATCAACAAAATTGACATCTGTATTTTGATTGTTATCTGGATAAACCCTGTCTGCCCCTAATGTAAAAGTAATAGGTTTGCGCTCTTCATTTTTAATTTTTAATTCTAAAGATTTAGTAAATCCAAGAGGCACAAAACCGAAATTAAATGTTGCAGGAATTAAAGTCGTATTAAAATTTCTATCATATAGATAATCAAATTTTGATTCTATAAATTTCGCTTGAATAGAATGATTATCTTTAAAATTAATAGTGTGGCTCCATTGAGGACAATAAAACGATCTTGTTCCTGTATATGGAATAAACATATCGTATTGAAATAAGTCTACTCCATTATGATTTTCTAAAAAATGTAAAATAGCTTTAGCTTCTTTATCTGATCTATTATTGAATTGAATATCAAAATCAAATATACTAGGATTAATTCCATCACTTTGGTATAAATAAAAACTACTCATATCATTTTTATATTTAATAGAATCAAAGGTTATATTTTGAACTAAATCTGGTGAAAAATAAAATTTTTGCGTCCAATGATTGCTGGCTGAATATGGACTTATATTTTTTGAAGATTCAGTTCCAGTGTAATAAAAAAATCCATCAGAAGAATTACTAGCTCTAAATGGAAAAACATAATCGTGTTTTTCATAAGTTACGGTGTTAAAATAAACATTATCGTTAGAAAAAGGAATTAATTTTTCTTTCCAAGACGTTATAGACGTAAAAGGAGATTCTAAAGATAATGTAATGTTATTAAAATCTACATTTTCTAATTTATTGTCTATCGTTTTTAAATAATACGGTCTTATTTTTTCATGAGGATAGAACAAACCAATATTTATTGTCTGCATTCCCTGTCCATTTGGCAATGTATCTTTTGTGTAATAGTTTTGATAAAAATGATTTAACGCTCTTGCTTCATTATCAGTTATTCCTTCAAAATTTAAATCGACCTCTACCTGAATAACATTCTCACTCTTTCCAAGAATATACTGATAATTATCTTGAAAATTATTTTCATAAAAATTAGCACTGAAACTTATTTTTGAACCATACGTTGGCTTAAAAAAGAAATCTTGAGTCCACCAGTCAAACGTTTCTGGACCAGAAATAACATTAAACGGGCTATCAGGTCTTGTCCAAAAAAGATTTTGGCCAGATGTTAAAAATTTTTGACTATTTAAATAGTAATATCCTGTTTTTCCAGCTAGTGGATTAACTACTATTCCTGATATTGGTGCTGGATAAGCAGTGTAATCAAAATATGTACCTGAATTTATTCCAGTATAATATACAATTTCAAACTCATTAAACAATATGCCAGTTTCATAGTATGGCACATTTGGCATTAATATTCTATAGTCGTTTATAGCTTTCATGGTGGATTATCCCCAACTCCTGCCCATTGTTGAGTTAGACCTTTATAAATATATGGAGAATTTTCAGTTCCATTACCAATTGTTGGACCATTTACCAAAGTCCAAACATCATCATAAGTAAAGTTTTGATATCTTGCTGGTATATTGTCTGTTGTAGTTAGCGCTGAGAAATCAAATCGAAAGAAAACATCAGGCGATTTTAAATTATATATTTTTCCTAAATTAAACGCCTCTTTAAATTTTTTGTTAACCTTAAACTTCACCCCTAAAGCATCTGTTGCTCTCCAAAAATTTCTTGGTAATCCTTGATCGTCACTATCCTGCTTTAAATAAACTAAACCTGGAACCACACCTTCCACCTTAAAATAATAACTATGATTTATTTGCGAATTGCTAAAATCAGTATCTACAAACCTTCCTTCAATACGTGATACATTAGTAAATTTTTGATTAACTCGATTTCTATCTTTCATATATTGACCTGTAGCATAGAAATAAAAATCAAATAGTATTACATAATAAAAATAATCATCATTATCAAGCGGACCCGTAGAATCACTTGTTCCAGTTCCTCTTCCTTTATTTAAATCTGTAGGATTTGGCTTGATAGAATCTTCAATTTCTTTACCTGGAACGTGCGTAGGAGGTTTGATATCAACGTTATTATTATTTGTTGGAGGATTTACAATGTTTGGATTGTTTACTTCCATTGGAATAGTAATAGAAGAACGTTTCTTATTTAAAGACTGCATCATTTTTATTTTACTAAATCCAAAATTATCTTCAGATATTTCATAACTTTGATTTACTATTATACCAGTAACATTTATCGTATCAGATACATTTGCATCTGTATTGTCTTTCAATACAGCAGAAAATACTGCTGAATTTCCTTTTAT